ATGTTTACGAAAAAGCACCTCCAGGCGCTAAAGCTGAACGTATGGTTAAACATATTAAACAAGGTTATAGTAAAGACGGCAAACTAACTAAGAAAGAAAAAGGTATTGCTTACGCTACAGCATGGAAAGCACACAACAAAGGCCAAGTAGAAGAAGGTGTTGAATTTAAAGACACTGTTAAAAACTCTACTCCAAACTTATCTAAAGTTAAATTAAAAGAAAGCCGTATCGCAGAAAATACAGAATACTTTTATGAAACAGTGGCTAAAGCATTAGCACAAGAAAATCCACATTTAAATTCAGCTACTAGCGAATTCCGTCAAGCTGTATATGATGAAATGGTAGCACAAGGTATGACACCTCGTTCTGCCCGTAATACATTATTAGCTGATGAAGACTTTATTCAAGACGTAGCATCATCATATGGCCATTTCTGTAAAGATATAGCAGAGTGTGGTGCACCTATTAATAGTCAACTAGGAGGCAGTATGCAAGAGTTGGATGAGATTGCTAAACTAGCTGGATTGACTCACGAAACTACAGCATGTCCAGTGTGTGAAATGAGCCCATGTTCATGTGAGTTAGATGAGCGTGAACAGTTCCAATCTATGCCAAAAGCCCCTACAGCAACACCAGCTGCACCAACAGCAAAACCAGGCGTTAGCTATGACAAGAGCAAGCTAAACCCGGTGCGTGAAGAGGAAATGGAAGAAGGCAATGAATTCTCAGGCGCATTAGCTAGAGCTAAAGCTGCGGGTGCTAAAGAGTTCGAAGTAGACGGTAAACGTTACACAGTAAAAGAAGATGCTACTATTACTGTATCAGCTACATTAGAAGATGATGCATTGAACTTAATGCGTAAACTAGCTGGTATGGCAGAAGTAGATGATGAACCAACAGTTGAATTACCGGAAGAAGAGTTAGATGAAGAAAAAGAACGCGATATTGAATACTTAAATACACCACGTGAAGAAGTAGGTGAGCCAGAAGTAGCATTTCCAAGTGGTACTGACTTAAACCGCGCTAAACGTTCATATGCTGACAAACCATATCGAGGTGATAATCCAATGGCTGTTAAAGAAGAAGCTCTTTGGAAATCATACGAAAGCATGATCGAAGATGTAAAAAAGTAATATGAGCTTAAAGTTACGCATAGAATATACATTTATTTGTCTATGCGTAGCTGTAGTTAAAAGTATAAAATACATTCTTAAGAAGTTATAATATGAAAATTAATGAAATCATCACAGAAGGCAACGAAGGTGCAGATCCTAAAAAATTAGAGCACGATCATGCTGCTACTATGAAAGGCCCAGTTAGTATGCCTGATATTAGTATGAATAAAAGTGATGGCAGTATGTATAAACAATATCGATTTGGAATCGCTCTGGCTGTAGCTGATGGTAAGAAAGGTGGTAAAATGGAACGCAACGGTGCGTTTGCTGGAGATCCATTATTGCTGACATTCAGCGATGAAGAATTTGATATGATTAAAGATGCAGCAGAAATGACAGATGCTGGCCCAATTAATCAACTGAGCAAAAATAAAAGCGAAGAAACTGACGATGTTGGCAAGGTTAGTGCTGTGCCGCATAATTCAGGCGCACATCCAGAGCTAGAAGCTCTTAAGAAAAATGCAGGTGTTAAATAATGGCTGATCATATCAAACTAACTTCTAGCGACTTCTATAGTACAGAAGACCTTATCCCAGAAGCTGTACTAGATGCTAATGATCCTATAGTGGATCTAAGACGCCTAGCAGGAATGGAAGGAAATGCTGGTAAGTTAGCTGAGTATAAGGGGTATGGTAGCCCTACTAGGTTAGAAGGTAGTAACCCGAGTATTACAGCGGTAGAAAAGATTAACTATCAAAATAACAATAATATTCAACCAGGTACACCAGAGTGGTTCCGCTTATGGTTCGCAAAACCATATCTCACAGGCGAAAAGCCGTTTTAACAGTCTAACGTCCTGCCAGGATAAGTAAGTATATGGCAACAGGCAAAGGTACAGATAATGTTCTAGTTAAAAAGCCGCATCAAGCAACGGCTTTTTCGCACGAACAACTACAAGAGTTTGTAAAATGTTCAGATCCTGTAACAGGCCCTGAATACTTTATGAGTAACTACTTCTACATACAACATCCTACTAAAGGACGTATGCTGTACGAGCCATTCGACTACCAGAAACGCTTAATCAATACATATCATAACTATCGCTATAGCATCTCGCTAATGCCCCGACAAACAGGTAAGTCAACAAGTGCCGCAGGTTACTTGTTATGGTATGCAATGTTTGTACCAGATAGTACTATCCTAATTGCCGCACATAAATTTACAGGCTCACAAGAAATTATGCAGCGTATTCGTTACGCCTATGAAAGCGTACCGGACTTTATACGTGCTGGTGCTGTGAGTTACAACAAAGGTAGTATTGATTTTGACAACGGTAGTCGTATAGTTTCAGCTACAACTACTGAAAACACAGGTCGTGGTATGTCTATATCACTACTATATTGCGATGAATTTGCCTTTGTTCGCCCTACTATAGGACGAGAATTCTGGACTTCGATTAGTCCCACACTAGCAACTGGTGGTAAGTGTATTATCACTTCAACGCCTAACAGCGATGAAGACCAATTTGCTACCCTATGGAAAGGGGCGAATAAGTGCTTTGATGAGTTTGGCAATCCAACAGAAGTGGGGGTTAATGGATTCAAAGCGTTTAGAAGCTTTTGGAAAGAACACCCAGACCGCGATGACAAGTGGGCTGATCAACAACGTGCGCAGTTAGGTGACGAGCGTTTCCGCCGAGAAATGGACTGTGAATTTATTATCTGGGATGAAACCTTAATTAATCCGGGACATCTAGTTGAAATGGCTGGTCTAGATCCTATAGAACGACAAGGGCAAGTACGTTGGTATAAGAAGCCAGAACCACAATACACTTATATAGTAGCACATGACCCTAGCCTAGGCACAGGTGGTGACCCGGCGGCTATACAGATATTTGAGTTACCTAGTTTTAGACAAATAGGCGAGTGGCAACATAATCGTACACCAGTACAACAACAAGTTGGTATTCTGGCTGAAATTCTACGTTATTTAAACGAAACAGTTAATCAGAATAATATCTATTACAGTGTAGAAAATAATACCATAGGTGAAGCGGCATTGATATCTATTAACGAAATTGGTGAAGAAAACCTTAAAGGTGTATTCCTAAGCGAACCTAAGCGTGCAGGTTCTGGGCGTAGATATCGTAAAGGATTTAACACTACTAATGCAACTAAAATATCAGCCTGTGCTAAATTAAAGAACTTAATTGAAACCAAGCGCATGACTATTGTAAGTAAACCTTTAATTTCAGAACTTAAAACATTTGTAGCTAACGGTCCTAGCTTTGCGGCAAAACCAGGTGAAACAGACGACCTAGTAATGGCACTTATATTAGTAGTGCGTATGGCTATGTTATTGCAGAGTTTTGACAGTCAAATTGACTTTACTATGAAAGATAGCTTAGAAGACATAGTTGAGCCAATGCCATTCTTTATATTCTAGATAAATATTGTTATGAGAGAAATTAACAAAATTGCAGAAGGTCTATTTGAAAAAGTCCGTGACCGCTTTGAAGATGTTAGCTTGGGCGATGATAACGCTCACGCTACACAAAACCCAGAAGAAGCACGCTTTTTTAACTTTGATTACACAGTTGATGGTAAGAACTATGGCAACATTACACTTAGCATCATCGATGAAACTAGCCTAAAGGTATACTTTAGTAAGAACATTAGCCATGATCTAGACGACGAACAACGTAAAGAATGGTACAATTTCTTAAAAGAACTACGTGAATTTGCTAAACGTAACCTATTAAGTTTTGAACCACGTGATATTACACGATCAACACTTAAACACCGTGACCTTAAACAAATTTCAAAAGCAGATGATACCTATGACAAAGATGACGTAGTTAGCGAAAGCAGACTCTACGGCACTAGTCGTTCAAGCTATGAAAATGACGGTCCTGTAAAGATCATCATTCGTCATAGTGATAATGTAGATCCAGAACAACGTGGTGCTCGTAGCCGTAAAATCCGTGCTATGTACTTAGAAAATTCAGAAGGTGAACGCCGTAAATTACCTATTAATAGTCTAAGATATGCACGTGCTATGGCTCGTCATTGTAGTGAAGGTGGTAGTATCGATGATGATTTTGGTCAACACATTACTAAGATCGCTGAAGAAAGCAATAAACTACGTCCATTTAAAGCTGCTATGGTACGCCGTGTTTTTGAAGATGAAGAAACACAACGTATGGTAGAAGCTGCATTTGAATATCATAGTTTACTAAAAAACACCTTAGGTAAAATGAGTGGTCGTAAAGGCTACCAACAGTGTAAAGAAGAATTTGTAGCAACTAGCACAAGTTTTATCCCAGAAGAGGATTTTGATGCTGAAGCTCTCAAAGAAAGATTTGTTAAACGTACATTCAACGAACGTATGAGTGATGCGTTACCTATAGTATATAAGGCTTACAATATGAAGAAAACCAATAAATTTGCTGAAAGTTTTGAGAGCTGGGCTAATAAAGTAGCAGAAAGCTGGGACGAAGACGAAGAGGGAGTTAAGCAATGGGGCATAGAGCCTATTAACATTGATGACTTAGCTGACGCATTTGCTGAACCAATTCCATTGGGTGTAGATGCAATTAACGCTATTAATGTAATTAGTGATATTATTAATAGCAATGAGTTAGAAGAAATATTGTTACATGCTGCACAGCAAGACCCAGAAGCTGATGCACGCGAACTAGTTGTTAGTTGGTTGCATAATAATGTTCCTGCTGTTTATCAAGAACTTACAAACGAAATAGGCGACACTGGCGAATTAGAAGAATCGGGCACAGGTGATGCACCAACTGAAAAAATGACCAGAAGTGAGTTATTAGATTATTTAAATTTAGACACCTTAGAAGCACAACATCTTTCAAATGAAGAACTACGCGACATGGTAGAAGGCAAGTCACATGATATGACAGAGGGTGATGAATATGGTGCCGATGGTGCGGTATATGAAGACGAAGACGAAGATGATAATAGCATAGATGCTATTGCAAATGCTATTGTACGCAGAATTCTTACTGGTTGTAGCCAAGGCAATGAAAGAATGCTAGCATTATTAAGAAAACTAGGCCCAGAAGGTATTGTAAATGCCGCAGTAGACATTGCTGAATTTGCTGGCCCTGTACATGAAATTGGCTCTAGCGATGTTAGTGGTTGGGTAGAACAACTAGCCCGTGATGCTGGTATTGAACGTGAAGTAGATGAAGGCTCTATGGATCCGAAATTCTATAAAAAAGAAACTCCAAGTAAAAAGGCTGCACTTAGAAAACATTATGATTGGCTAGCAAAAAATGCTGACCAAGATACTACCTACAGTCGTGCATTTAATGAAGCATTAGAAGCTATGTCACCGGGCGATTCATCTAGCCCGCTAACACATGCACACAAAGCATATTGTGATAAATGTGAAAGCTCAGATTGCCACTGTGATGATGCTGTAGATGAAGGCCGTATGAAAGATCTTGACATTGACTTAAAACAATTAACAGATACAGAGTTCTACGAAAAATATGGCAAAACTAAAGAAGAAGTCAAAGCAACTCTAGGCGAAGATCAATATAACGACGACTACAGCATGGAAGAAGCAGTGGGCGATGACTATATGGCCAAAGACAAATATGCACATTATCAAAAAATGAAAAACGTAGGCGCAAAACCAAGAGAACCTGAACAAAGTACAAAAGAGAAAGTTCTTAGAACATTAAAAGGCGCTAAAGCATGGGTTCAAGGCAAGGACGATAGTGTATATGAAAGCGTACAATCAAAAACAAACGTACTAACAGAAATGCGTAAACTAGCAGGTCTAAAGTAAAATAACAATAATAAATCAATTAAAAAGGCACTCAAGGGTGCCTTTTATTTTGGTTAAAAATATTTAAAAATAGCTCTTGTAAGATAAATAATTATAACGTATAGTATATTACATGCTTACGTTATAGGCATTTTAAAGACCAACTTAAATTAAAGGAAAAACATTATGGCAACATCATTAGCAGAAATTCGTGCAAAATTACAAGCACAAGAAACCCGCGGTCAAGGCGGTAACCAACAAGGCGGTGGAGACAACGCTATCTACGCTCACTGGAATATTCCAGAAGGCACTTCGTCAAGAATTAGATTTTTACCAGACGCAGATCAAAAGAACGATTTCTTTTGGAAAGAACGTTTGATGATTAATTTGACCTTTGCGGGCGTTAAAGGTCAACCAGATAGTAAACCAGTTACAGTACAAGTACCATGCGTAGAAATGTATGGCGAAGCATGTCCAGTACTAGCAGAAGTACGTACATGGTTTAAAGATCCAAGTCTAGAAGAAATGGGTCGTAAATATTGGAAGAAGAAATCATACTTGTTCCAAGGGTTTGTTCGTGAAAATCCGTTAGCAGATGATAAATCTGAAAACCCAATTCGACGTTTCATCATCAGCCCACAAATTTTTAACTTAGTTAAAGCAGCCTTGCTTGATCCAGAGTTAGAAAACTTACCAACAGACTACCAAGGTGGTTTAGACTTTACTGTTACTAAGACAAGTAAAGGTGGTTATGCCGACTATTCAACAAGCAAATGGTCGCGTAAAGAAAGTGCGCTAAACTCAGACGAAGCGGAAGCTATTGAGAAAAATGGCCTGTATAACCTGGCTGATTTCTTACCTAAGAAACCAAGCGATGTTGAATTGAAAGTTATCAAAGAAATGTTTGAAGCATCAGTAGATGGTCAAGCATACGATACAGATCGTTGGGGTGCGTACTATCGTCCACGCGGTGTTAGCGCACCAGCAGGTACGGTACAAGCTGCTCCAGCACCACAAGCTGTAGCAACTCCAGCACCTGTAGCTTCACCTGTAGCAGAAGATGAAGATTTACCATTTGAAGCTGATCGTTCAGTTGAATCAGAAGCTGTAGCAAGTGCTCCAACAGCACCAGTAGCAACACCAGCGGGTGGCGCTCAACGTGCCGAAGATATCCTTGCAATGATTCGCAATCGTCAAAAGACAAACTAAGATAGCGTATGGGGGCGCAATGCCCCCTATTTCAATCAAAGGATAATTCAACATGGCAAAACCATACGACATTAGTAAATTCAGAAAGAGTATTACAAAAGCTATCCCAGGAATGGGCATTGGCTTTAACGATCCAACTGATTGGATCTCAACAGGCAACTACACATTAAACTATCTATTAAGCGGTGACTTTAACAAAGGTATTCCGCTAGGTAAAGTAACGGTGTTTGCCGGTGAATCAGGAGCAGGTAAATCATTTATCTGTTCAGGTAACATTGTACGTCACGCACAAGAGCAGGGCATTTATGTAATCTTAATTGATACTGAAAATGCGCTTGATGAGGCTTGGTTACATGCGTTAGGAGTAGACACTTCAGAAGACAAATTGCTAAAACTGAACATGGCTATGATTGACGATGTAGCCAAGGTTATCAGTGATTTCGTTAAAGAGTATCGCACCTTAGATGAAGCAGATCGTCCTAAAGTATTGTTTGTTCTAGACAGCTTGGGTATGATGCTAACTCCAACAGACGTTAACCAGTTTGAAGCAGGTGAAATGAAAGGTGACATGGGGCGTAAACCTAAAGCACTTACAGCACTTGTACGTAACTGTGTAAACATGTTTGGTACATTAAACCTAGGCCTAGTAGCAACTAACCATACCTACGCAAGTCAAGATATGTTTGACCCAGATGATAAGATTTCAGGTGGTCAAGGCTTTATCTACGCATCAAGTATCGTTGTAGCTATGCGTAAACTTAAACTTAAAACAGACGCTGATGGTAATAAAACTTCAACAGTAAACGGTATCCGTGCTGCTTGTAAGATTATGAAGACCAGATATGCTAAACCGTTTGAGTCAGTACAAGTAGAGATTCCATATGAAACTGGTATGAGTCCTTACTCAGGTATGGTAGATATGTTAGAAAGTAAAAACTTACTAACTAAAGAAGGTAACAGTTTAGTTTACAAACTTGTTAACGGCACAGTTATTAAGAAATTCCGCAAGGCATGGGAACGTAACGAAGATGAATGCTTAGACAAAGTTATGGCTGAAATTTCAAGTAACGTTAACCCTTTGCTAAGTACTGAAACTGCCGAAGTCTCAGATGAAGAATTGTCTGATAACACAGCACAATTAGAAGGAAATGAAAATGAATAAATTTTTAGAAGATAACGCATTAGGCTTACCAGAAACAACATTAATGAACATTAAACCGGACGATATTGTAATTGTCCGCACAGATAGTTCATATACTATGCCGTTAGCGGAAGAACT